GTCGGATATGAAGCCGTCCCCATCCGTACAACACACGGGAACGGAATATTCAGTTTTTGCTGCACCGAACTGGTCGACAACAGCTCAAAATAACCGTCCGAAAACATGGTATACGGTCCGTTCTGCGCTGCATTCGCATCCGCAATACAATCCAGGATTACTTCACTGGGTGGCGGGATATTTCCCGTCCCCGGCCCGGTCCCCGGCACCGTCGGAACTTCCGGCAAACCCGGATCATACGGATCATCCGCAATCGTGCTCGTGTCGTAAATCAAGGGTTGCAACGTCAAAATGGTCTGCACGCTCTGTCCACCAGCTTTCAACCAGCGGAACTCGATCGAACCAACGTAAAAAGTCGCAGAAATATCCAGAGTCGCGCTCGTAAATGTCACCTTATTCAGCAAATCGAACATATATTGAATGTCCGGTCTGCCCTGGAGTACCAACCGCGGCGCTTTGCTCGGATCCTTCAATGCATTTTTGATGATCGTTACAAACGCCTCAGCATGGTTGATATTCTGCAGCCACTCCGAATCCAAAATAAACCGTCGGTTGCCATAAGCCGCCCGTGAAACCGTATCGCTTGCGTTGAATTTTACCTGCTTAGGGATGTACTCCCGGCCCTTCAAACTGATCGAGGTCACATAGCCATTCACCGGCGTGGAAAATGAAAAAGTTACGCTCTTCGCTCCGATCGAATAGGTGTAATCGACCACGTTGGTAATATCGATCCCCCCGCCGCCGGAATCGGTGTTGGCGGTAATCCCGAAAAATTGCACGTCGATGTACTCGCCATCCAGATCCAGCGTTACACTGCGCCATGTTGAAGAAGGAATCACAATTCGGAACGGGCTTGGCAGTGCCACAATATCTTTCAGCTCGCCTTTCATCGGCTTGTTGGCGATGCAGGTCACGGCGTTGCGCACGTTTTCCCAGGGCATACTTACCTGGATATTTTTCAAAACGTCCGCTTGCCCCAACGTATGTGTCGGTTGGGAATTGTGCGACCTGCTGTAAAAATTAATCTTCCCCAGTTTGTCTACAAAAATATTTCCCAGGCAGGCATTGCTCAATCCCCTCAGCGTTTGCATCGGATTGGCTGACTCAGGCGCCCAGCGCACCACCGGCTGACTGTCGCTGTCGATCGCACGCGGTCCACTCCAGTCTGAAAGATCCAGCACGGATTGGATGCAATCGCTGATATTGGTACGATAGACCGGCGTTGCCACTGTAAATTCGCCCTCATTCAGTGACTTCAAGCCGTCCACCACATCAATATAAACCTGTTTCGATTCGTCATTCGCCGGTCGAATATTTTCGATGAATCCGGTCATGACCACATCCACCCTCCCGGTTGCCACTTCTTTGACCGAGATTTGTACCTTTCTTCCCGGCACCACATTTGGATACAGCGGAGAGCTGGCATTGTATGGGTCATAGCGCCTGTCTTCGTTGTCCATTTGCAGGATGGCTTTTCCAGGCTGAAAACCCTCAAACCCATTTCCATCCTGGGCTACATAGAAATTATGCCCGCGTCGGAAACTGGGAATATTGCTCATCCACTGCGCTTCATTGGTACCATCGAAGGACCCGTCATTGTTCCAGTCCACCGTCAAAATCCAGACTGATTTACTGGTCGGATCGCTGGTTTCTACCGGCGCATCCGTTCCGTATTTCGTTCCGGAACCATAGGCAAAATCGTTATATTTAGCCACGGCTATACCCCAGTTGTCGCATACCTCTTTCGATGGCTGGCAGAAGTTTTTCGCTCAGTTCGTCCACTGTCCCGACAATGTTATCCGCTTGGATGATCAGCGTGATCGGACCACCGCCACCACCTGACGTGATTGTGCCAGGAACCGAAGGGGTAAACCACTCTTTTTCGCGCTCGCCAACCGGGTAACTCACCCCAGGGAAGACATCTCCACCGCCTGCACGCCCGGATCCGGTTGTCGTACCTCCGGAAATCGGAGAAGGAATCGATGTATCAGAAAACAAGTTTTTCACACCCAGCCAAACTTCCTGCACCAGGCTCAAAACTCCCATATACCGCAACCAGCTTAACTCACCTTCACGGATCTGGTCGTTCGTGTCCAAAATTGCAAGCTTAAATTTAGTTATTGTTGGCGTTACTTGCGTTGCCCAGGTAAATGCCGCTCTCTGGTTCGCTTCTTCCATTTGGTCTTGTGCTGCCTTGTACTCCATCATCACTTCTTCGGATTTACCGGTCACGATCATCCACTCTTCAACTGCAGCGGCATTGTCCCTGATAGCATCCGAACTCAAACCCATAAAACGTGCCATATCCTGCCCGGCACGTCCAAAATTGTCATATAAAAATTGCGCCTGTTTGATGGGATCCTGGATCGCCAGGTATTGGTCACTCAGTTTTCCAAGTCCCTCAACCGAAGGACTGACACCGTTCTGCGTCATTGTTTTAAGTGCCATCTCCAGCGAGCTGACCGGGATGCGCAGATCGTCCGCAATCTGGTATAACCGGCTCATTTCTTCCGTCGATGTGGAGGTATAACCGGCCATGACCGAGATCTGATCCACGTAATCAGACCACTCCGCCACAGCATCTTTGGTGTAGTCGATCCCGGCTTTCATCGCCTGGCCGAATAACATCATAGGTGTCAGTGGAATACTCATCCCCAGCCCGGACATCAAATCAGCGGTAGAACCAACAGAACCGCCAAATGCCTTGAAATCTTTATCCAGACCACCCACCGTTGACCTGGTTCCGGCCATGGCTTTTTCTGTGTTCGTCAAACCGGACTGCAGCTCTTTTAGGTCCTTGACAGCTTCATCGGTGACGTTCGCACCTTCCTGCTTGGTACGGATGATCAGATCTAGCTCAGATTCCGCCATGCTGCGCCCTCCATTCCGCAAAACGGTTTTCTACCTGGGTAAATCCTGCCTGTAATTCGCCTATTTTTTCAAGCGATAATATTTGTTCCACCGTTTCCTCCGGAATTCCTTCCATGTCCCATGGTCCAAAAAACGGACCTCTCAAAATCACATTCAACCTTTGTGATAAAAGCACGTTTCCCAGCAACTCCTCACTGGTCTTATTTGTCCGTGCTAGCTCATATACTCCTGCTTCCAATTTTTTTTTACAATTTGCCGGTGTTCCTGAATTACTTTGAAGGTGCGCACAATCATCCACTGAAATAAACGTGGATCCGTCTCGCTGGCATGTTCCACCAGCTCCGTAACCTTTTCCGGTGTCTCACCCCACAGCTTTCCGATCAATTCCGCTGCCTGACCTACCTCCTCAGCACTAAAATTTTTTGCCAGATCGTTGATCTCTCCCAGCAATTTTTGCGGAGGGTTGACCCATACCTTCAATTTCAGCTCGCCAAACTCCGGAGCATAATCCTTCATTTTTATTTCTTCAAAAATCTTTGGAATCTCAAACAAAAGTACCTTCTTTCATTTCTTTTGACATTGCTACCAGCTACAAAGTATTCTGATTCACTGTCAAATCAACCGTCAGCAATTTTCCGCTGGTCACATCCAGCATGCCATGCAAAATACAGGCAAACAGATTATTTCCGTTGCTCGCACTGCTCAGCTGAATCGGTTTTTCCCAGGTACCGGCCATCTTTAACACCCTGGTGAAATAATCTCCGGTCCCGATCCGTGGTCCGCCGGTCGATAATTGCACTACCGCCAAAGACTGTGCCAGAAAAGCCGCATAGATTGCAGCTGCGTTGGCATTTCCTTCCAATACAAAGTTAGCCAGAAAGTTGAGCGCTCCCGGACCATGCGTATCGAAAAACTCATTTCCGGATCCGAACAATTTCGGGTGTAACCCACTCAAAATTTCCACGTCATACGAGCGCAACGTTAATGTTTTTTCGGTGCTGCCCGCCCCTGCCCAGGTTGTATCAACAAATAATCTGGTCAGTTTGCTGTTGATCGGATGCAAAACCGGCAGTGTTAACCCTGGGGTAAACGCTGTCACCGTATTTTGCCTGCCGAAATATTCCACCTCTATTTTTTCGGTTGAATCTTTGCCTTCCTGGTTGATATCTCCGGAGATTTTCAACCGGTTGAACATCACATATTCCGATTCAACCATGAACACATCGTCACCACGTTCCAGCGTGATCGAATTCTGTGCCGGGTCTGTGTTATCCATCGGCGGATCATAAGCAAACAGATAATCATCCTGATCGACCGTTTGTTCAACCGGCGTGATTCCACCCTGAATCGAGCATGAAAACAGCATCGCCTGGCTTTCCCAGTAAGCAGAATCCCATTTGAGCTTGTCTTTCACCATCCGCCCGGCGATATAAGACCGGTACGCATCCGTGCGCCTGGCCACATCCTCGCGCGGGTAAATCGCTTCCCGATCCGGTAAAATCGGAGGCACAGCCATCGGTAAAATCTTGGTCGCTGCCACAGCTGTACCATGCGTACTTTCCGGACCATATTGCATCAATCGTAATTTTTCATTCGCCATAGTTTTCTCCTATACACTCACGGTTATGGACAGATTTTCTTTGACCTGCCACTTCACCAACAAACCCAAATGCGGCTCATCCCCGCCATAGCGTAAAACGCCAGGAACAATCGGGTCCGTACCGCTTAAAATAAAATGTTCAACAATTCCACCCAGCTCCAGGCTTGCTGCAGTTGCTCTAATAATCTTTTCATACCAGGTCATCATGTCCGGATAATTTCCCTTATTGACATTCGGGTACAGGTGAAATTCTGAAATACCCTCCCACACCAAAATATTCGGACCACCGGCAGAATACTGCAGTTTTCCAAGCTTGGTCGTGTAACTCAAAACGCACGGGAAAACACTCAGACTCTCCGGGAACTCAGCTTTTTTAAAAGTAAAATAGCTGCGCAACTTCGTGCCCTTGTTGCCAGCCTCAATTCCACCCCACACCTCAGAGATTTTATCCAGCCAGATTGTAATTGCCATTTTTCTCTTTCTGCATTAGCTTTTCTTATTGCTCAACCCATTTGCGATATTCTCAAGCGCCTGGGCAAAAAAACCTTTCACTTTATCCTGGCTGGCTTCCCAGCCTTTTTTCAGATACTCTCGGCCCTTGATCCCCTTCCTGGCAATCGAGAACCGGATCGCATTCGTAATCCGTCGCAAATCTGTACTCCGTGGGTGGATTACTTTTTCCACCCAGGCTTTCATCGGTTCGTACGGCGGAACCAGTTTTCCCGCTTCCCGCCCAAACTCCATCACCTGTGGGTACAGCTCATCCACTAAAGATGTACCAACACGCCCAACCAAACTCAATGTCGATATCTCCGTCACTTTACTTCCGATCGATCCGCGAAGTATGCCTTGGTATATTGGTGCAAAATGTACAACAGCATCCTGGATGCTGAGCACACTTTTTTGCATCGCAATACCCAACTCACGACCGGCCAGCGTTTCATAACCTTCGAAAAGGGCAATCTGTTCTTCCAATCCTTCAAATTCAATT